CCTGTTGTGTGATTTACACAACGAAGAACAAGGAACAAATTGTAGAGAAATACTCACCATCCATGACTAGCACATTTAAGCCAATTAAAGATGTAGGTGAGACCCTAGGGGTGCTTCTGCTGATCGAAATAGCAGGAGGTCAGGGTTCTACAATTGCGACCTCCAAATCGCGCGCAGAGATTCTTCTAATGAAGATTCAGGAACTTAATGCCTTTCGGGGCTTGAGTTTCTTGAATGAATTATCTCTGAATGTTGAAGATCTTTGTAAGTATTGGTCGAAGTACTTACCCTCCGCCACTGGTAGTGATAAAAAGTCACGTCTAAAGTGGAGTGAAAAAGTTTGCCGTCTTCTTCGTACGGAGTGTGATGATTATGTCACACGAATGTCCGAGTTAACTTATTTGTTAACGGGTACTGAATTGTCTCGTTCTGAGATTTTTGAAGAGAGAGAAAAATATTTCTTTCTTGGATTAAGTTTTGGAAGTCTTGCGTCACAATTTAGATACGCGACTAATATGTTATTTGCTCGGTTTCTCAGTACTGATATGCCATCAGTTCCATTATATGGAGCTGTTGGGATGAAGTTCTTTCCGAGGCGGTTGAATGTTTATTTTCGTCAAAGTCTCCTTAATAGGAGAGCAAAACGACTTCGAAAGATGGAAGTGTGTGAACAAGTTTACACGATATTCCAGGGAGTTAAGAAAGGTCTTTTACCTATTAGACCGGATGCAATAGATGCATCACTCCTTAAACACAGTGTTGCTTTAACAAGCAACCCACGGATTTCGAATAAGTTATATGCTCAATTAGAGAGGATTCTTGAGGATGAATTCCCCGATTTGCCCAGGTATGTGGCAAGGGGAGAGGGAAAAGAGAGGCAAGGCAGTTTATCTGTAAAAGCCACAATTGAAAGTGGTTGCCGTAAAGGTGGACAAGTAGGCTACGCGAGGAGTCTCCGATATATTAATGCGGAGAGTGAGGATGATTTCCTCCCGTCCTCGAATGAGCTCTTTGGCCATTTTAGAAACGGACCTATTGAAGGTCTCATATATGGTGGTGATATCACTGATCGAGAGATCCGTGAAGAGTTAGACTATAATTTGAGATATCAGTCTCCTAAATACGATTGGGTAAAAGTGAGACATATGGGTTACATTCATCCGAAGATGAGTGCTTATCATTATGAATGGCAATTGGTTGCCTATGATGGTATTAATACCCCACGTGTTCGACCTAGTGTCGTAGTGGAGCCTTTAAAAGGTAGGATAATAACAAAGCCTAGAGCAGGTGAATATACTAAAATGAATTCACTGCAAAAGAAACTTTGGAAATATTTAAAAAAGTTTCAGCCTTTCATGGTTGATGGGCCGGTGCACGTAGAGAACATTTTCCACGTTGCCCAGTCTTGGGAATTTGGTAAAGGGTTTGTATCTGGTGATTATTCAGGAGCCACGGACAATCTAAAGGGGCAGATAAGTGAGTTAATTCTCTCTTATGCTCTCTCTAAGATCCGGGATCCGGTTTTATATTATCAGTGTATGCAGAGTTTTCTTCATTCGGAGATTGATTATTCTCTAACTCCGTTGAATGGAGAGGGATTCGTTAGTTTATACCGCGACTCGTGGGAGTCCAAAGATCTTGTTATAAAACAAGATAATGGACAACTTATGGGTCACGTTTTGAGCTTTCCGATCCTCTGCCTTGCAAACTACATAATTTTCAAAGCTGTATACGAACAAATGGGAGTAAAATCCCCAAATGTTCTTATTAATGGTGACGATATATTGTTTTGTGCCACTCGTACTGAGTACGATCATTGGTGGTCTGTTGTAAGAGAGTGTGGATTCTTCCCCAGTATAGGGAAAAACCTCTTTACACCTGAATTTGCACAGATAAATTCTGTATTATACCGTATATCGGTAGATTATTTGGATACAAAGGATCCTTTTTCTCAATATATTCGTCGAATAGACGAAGTCAAATACGTCTCGTTTGGTTTATTCCTAAATCGAGGTAAGGGGAAACAAGGTTCCGACCTTAAACGTACAGATATTGGTGCAATTATCAAAAAAGACACTTATGATGAGTCAAAAATGTCCCGACTTCCTGTCTTAAGCAAGATTGTCAGCGAGTTACTTGTAACTCAAATCCCGAGTTCTCGGATTCGTGAACTCTTTATGAGGAATAATCGTGAACTAATGTCACAATTAAGGAGTCTAACCGGTTTCGGTTGGAATGACCTACAGTATTCTTATACTGATAAGTTGCTCTCCATGTGTTCAAGTTTTAATGGCAGCTTCTGTCGCGAAGGTAGTACCTTCTCGTCATATATGAAGTTTCTCAGTTCGACTGAGGATATGCCTGATTTCTCCCGTTTAAGGAGTTTGGCTGCTTTCTGGCGTATATCGCCGTTGACAATTTGTCCTGAAGAGGATACTAGTCAACAAAATAATTTCTCACAGTTTTAAGATCACTGTGAGAGACCCCTGCGCAAGCGCGAGCGCATCCGAAAGATTTGTAGAGAGAATAGAATTAGATAGCAATATCTAGACAACGCTTCCCATGTAACCTTCAAACCAGGCCTTCGTTATATAAATTTAACAAGGTTGAACTGGTCTGTAATTGAAGTTGTGGAAAGTAAATGTGGAATAGAATCGTGTCCACTTCTTCTCTAAAGTTATCTTCGGCA